GTGTAGTGCGATGACATCGGCATACCGCCGTTCCTGCTTCACCCGCTGTGCCGCAGCGCATTCCTCGAGCGTCAGCCCAAGCAGCGTGGCGCACTCGCTGAGGCACCACAGGACGTCCCCGAGCTCGTCTCGCACCTCTGCGAGCGTGATCGTGTCGCCCTCGGTCAGCGACCACCGTCGCACGGCGTCCGCGACCTCGCCTGCCTCGGCGCACAACCACAGGGCCGCCATCGCCTGCCGGTCGGTCTGGGGCGCCCACGGCTGCGTTTTGCGCAGGCTCGACCGCGCACATCGTGCTTGCAGGTCATCCAGCGTTGTCATGTGCCTCCCTGGGTAGCTTCGCGCTGCCGCGTGCGTGGTACACGATCAAGGACCCGCAGAACACGCGCCAGCCTGCATCAAGCGTCGCGCTGTCGGTAGCAATCTCGTTGACGCCCTCGCCGTCGATCGGGACGTGGAACACAAGCCCCCCGTCGATGTCCGTCCCGTCCGGATGGCGAATCCATAGGTGCCGATACGCGGCGAGCTGTGGCACCACCTCGTCGTGTGCGTGCTTGCCCGTCTTGAGATCGGCGACGTACATGCGCCCGCCGCGCTCGACGATCATGTCAAGCGTCCCGCCGTAGCCGGGCAGGTCGCCCATGCGCCACGGCACGCTATCGACGCTGTGGGCAACCTCGACGGCGACGACGCGATCACAGGTCGCTTCAATGTGGGCGATGGCCCGCTGTGCGCACTCAGCCACCCGCGCCACCTCGGGATCGGACACGTCGACCACGACGGCCTCGCCGCGGAAATGCGCCTCGACCATGGCGTGCGCCCTCGTCCCGAGGTCTGCCGCCTTGTCGCGGCGGCTGAACACCGCAGCCCTGCCGAGGATCCTCGCCTGGTCAGGCGGCAGCCCGTTGGCGCACGCATCGGCCGTCGCTTCCGCTGCCGTCGTCGCGGCCCACCCGACAAGCGCAGGCTTGTCGAGCACCCCAAGGACAGTGGTCACGCCGGGCAGCTTCGCGCCGCCGGTGTCGCGGTACTGGCGCCGCGCGGGTTTTGTCGGTTTTGTCGTCATCCCTCGTCCTCCCATGTAAGGCAGATATGGACCGCATACTGCTTCGGCTCGCCCTTCTGCTGTTCGTAGCACCATCGGATCGGTCCCCTCGGACCATCGTCGACGCCGAAAAAGGACGCCACCTCGTCGCGAATCGACTTGAACGCGCCTTGCAAATTATCGTCGTCGAGCATCCTTGGCGCGATGCGGACCAGCGTGCAGGTCGTCGGCGGCCTCGACAGGATCGGTCGTCGATGCGCGTTCCTTCTTCGACCGTGCTGCTCGCTTCGTCCAATGCACGCGAGCATTCAGCGCCGCGCCGAGGCGCATCCCCTCGATCGGGACTACTGCGGTGATGATCACGATTTGCCCTCCCGCACCTGGCGCCTGATTTTTCTGACCATCGTCAGCCCACACCCTGCACGCTCGGCGATCACTGTCTCGGTCAGACCGAGCGCAATCAATCGCAGGATGACCTCGCGCTTACGCTTTCGCTCCATCGCTACGGGGCCGCTCATTCCCACACCCGCACGCTAAGGGCCGGCGCAAGATCGGGCCCGAAAAGGGACGCCAGCCGGTCGCAGCAGCGGTCGTCGGGCACGGCGCGTTCCTGTTCCCACAGGCACACCGCCTGGCGCGTCACGCCGCACACGCTGGCAACGTGCGCGAGGCTGTAGTTTCGCGCGACCCGCAGGGCGGCAAGGCGCTCCCCATCGAGTCGAATGCGGCGCGGGCCGCGGTACCTGTCGATCACGTCATCACCTCGGAAAAAGCGCCCCGACCTTCCGACCGACAGAGGCCGACGACGGAATGTCGTCGGATTGCCGCGCTCGGGGCCACACGCGGCGGAATCGTCAAACCATATTTGCCACGGCCTCGCGCAATCGATCGATCTCGGCAAGCAACTGCTCACGAGACGGAGCATTTCCACTCATCGGCAATTGCTGCTGCTGCTGTTTCTTGACCTTCTCCGCGTTTCTTCGCCTCCACTCTCTCTGTTGTGCGCGGGCATTCTCTTTTCTTTTAGCAGCGAGCTGCTCGACGATCTGGGCGTGCTTTGTCACGAGATCAATCAAATCGGCCCCGACAAACCGCCACCGGCCTTTTTCGACAACCTGCTTTGCCGGCATGTCCCCGGCCATGGCGCACTGAATCAATGTGTGCGGCCCACACGACACCACGCGGACTGCCTCCGTGGTCGTGTATTCCTTTTTCGGGTCAATCGTTCCGATGATCGTGATCGGCCTCATTACCTTGGGCAGATAAGACATGTTCGCTCCCTGTTTGCTGCGTTGCTGTTCACTCGCCTTGGGGGGCAACCTTGCGCCTGGCAAGGAACGCAGGCGCGGCAGCGGCAGGCTTCGCCGCAGCAGCGCCGCCGACGGTGGGCGCCGCGGGCTTCGGCGCGGTGGGTGCCTGACCGCTTACGGGCTCGCGGCGCTTGATCTTGTTCCTCGCCTCCCAATCGCCCTTCGCCGCCTCGACGTCGACGGCGGCGACGCACTCGCGGTGCAAGACAGGCGCGAGGCTCGAGCCCGAGACGCCATAGGCGGCAAGCATCCGCGTGACGTCGGCGCGGCCGCGGGCCATCACCTTGCCGTCGGCGTGCGCGACGACGTAGCGGCTCCAGATCTTGCGCCCACGGTGTGGGCTGTCGTCGTCGACGATCGTCTCCTCGATGGTCGCCATCACCGTCGACGGGTTGTTTTTTGACGGCGCCACCTTCGCGCTCGTGCACGCCACACGGTACCGGCCGGGCGGCAGGAGATCGTAGCTGGGCGCGTCCACCGTGCTCGTGTCAAATCCGAGGTCCATGCTGTCGTTGTTGTTGTCGTCGGGCCAATCGCTCACGTCGTACCTCTGCTGTTAGTGCGCGTGCCTATCTCGCGCGGTCGGCTGGGCCGGATACGCTCCGGCGGGCAATCAATCCTCGACGATCACGCGGATCGCTACATGCTCGCTTCCTGGAATCGGCTCACCATCCATCTTGTGCTTGTTGCCAAACTCGTCTGTGAACCAAGCCGGTTTGCGATGCAGAAAAACCATCGCAGACACCAATGTTTCCAGCGCGTCGGCAATCCTGCCCAAGTGCCTCACTTGCTCCTTGTGCAGATCATCACTCACGCTGCACCGCCGATCTTCGCCACCACCGCGCCAAGGTCGGCGGGCTCATACGCGTCAAGCTTGCCGCTGCGATCCTTGGCGACGCTCTTGCCATCGGTGGCGGTCAGCAAGTAGCGCGACGCCACCTTGCCTCCTGCGCCGTCGTCCTCGTCGATGACGATCAAGCGGAACACCTCGTCGAACAAGTAGGGCAGCGCCTCGCCAAGCTTGGCGCCTGGCATCCCGATCGAATGGCTGACCTTGCCCGTCGCCTCGTCCTTCGTGCTCGCCAGCTTCGCCGAGAAATACACGCCGCACGACAAGTCGCGAAAGGCGCGCATGATCTTGACCATCTCGTCGCTCAGTGCGCCGTAGGCCTGCCGCGGGTCCTTGGTTTTCGCCTTCTCCGCCGACAACACGACCTCGGCAATCTCGCTGACGCTGTCGAGGACGACCCACGCATACCCGTGATCCCCGGCACGAAGCTCGGCATACACGGCGCGGAGGGCTTCGATCGACGTCACCTCCACCACGTCGGCGTCGATGTCAGCGCCGGCGAGAGACAGCAGCCCAGCCTCGGCGGAGATAATCAGGATCTTGCCCGTCAGCGACGCGATCAACGTGGTCTTGCCCACCCCAGCGCCACCATAGACGAGGATCTTGGGGGCGCGGCTGTCGACGACGTCGCGCAGAGACTTCTTGGCGATCTGCATGTCAGCCTCCGATCTGGGCGAAGTAGATGTCGACGGGGATGCCGCGTCGGACGGCCTCGCGCATGATGGCGCGACGAATGGTTGGGCAGAGTGTGTGCCACTGCATAGTGTGTCTCCTGTGATGCGTGGTGCGTCAGGCGCGAACAAACAGGGCCACACGGCTGCCGCTGATACGCTGCTTGTGCAGCACGCCAGCACGGACGAGACGATTGACCCGCGCATAGCTGGCCATGTGTCCACGCCCGCTCCACTCGTACCGGACGACGTCCATGATGCAGCAGCCGGGGTTGTTGCGGACGAAATCGACGACGTTGATCTGCTTGCTGGTCATCTGTGTC